AAAATCGATAAAGAGAAATTAGAACAACGTGGAGCCAGTTTACGAGAAAACCGTGTCATCCAAGTATCAAGCGAAGAAATCTTGCTACCTGAAACCACAGCTTCTGGATTAGCACCTGTTCCATTTGCTCAAGTATCAACATTAGTTGATCGTGTGAATGTGATTAACTTAAATGGGGGAGAAACATACAAGAAATCATTTGTTAAAAGTAACGGGATTGCTGGTACGACTCTTGAAGGACAACCTTACAGCGAAACTGAACCTGCATTTGGTTATTTAACAATTTCTAAAGTGAAGATTACAGCTTATACAGAAATCACAGAAGAACTTGAAAAACTTCCTGCTATTCCTTATCAAGCTGAAGTACTACGCAACATCAATATTTCACTTAAAAAGAAAATCAGTGAACAAATCTTAAGAGGTGCCGGAACAACTAATACTTTTACTGGTATCTTTAGTGATGCTGCAGTTGCACTTGCGGATAAAGCTGCCCTTGAAATTGAAGCAATCACTGATTCAACACTTGATGACATTGTCTTTGCTTACGGTGGAGATGAAGAAATCGAAGGTGGAGCTGTACTTATCTTGAATAAGAATGACTTACGAGCATTTGCTGGACTTAAGACTCAAGAAGGTCGCAAAGTGCATACAATCGATTATGTGAGTAAAACGATTGATGGCATTCCATACATTATCAACTCTCATTGTAAAGCTATCGCTGATAGTAATACTGTAGCTGGTGAATATGTTATAGCATACGGAGCGCTTAAAAATTATGAAGTACCTGTGTTCTCACCGGTTGAAATTGGCAAATCAACTGACTACAAATTCAAAGACGGAATCATTAGCTACAAAGCATCAGTATTTACTGGTGGTAACGTAGTGGGATATAACGGATTCCTACGCATTAAAAAGAAAGCCGCAGCTTAATAGCTGAAGCTAGTTGAAAATTATTAGAAAGGATTGATCTCATGGCGATACTAGACATTGTGAAAAAAGCACTACTCATACCACTATCAGAAACATATGCTGACGATGAGCTCTCTACTCACATAAGTAGTTGCAAAGCATACTTGACGAGTTGTGGGATTGATCCTTCTTATATTAATGATGAATCGAATCCAATGGTTAGTACTGTGATTATTATCTATGTAAAGACGTTTTTTGGCTTCAAGAATGATGGAAGTGCAAAAGAACTACCAAAGACATTTGATATGTTGGTGGGACAAATTGCATTAACTAAGGGAGTTATAGAAAATGTATCCTAATTCACCAAACATCAGATTGCAATTACTAACTATGGATTTGGTTCAAAATTCTATTGGATCTTCTACATATCAACTTCAAAGTTTCAAAGAAGTAGTAGGTATTAATTTCAGTATTACATCGAACGAATATTATGAAAGCAAACGATCAGACATCAAAATTGATATAGCACTTAAGATTCAGAGTTTCTTATACGATAACAGCAAGTATGCAGATATTGCTGGTGTCATCTATAAGATTGAACGAACCTATCAAATTGGCCAGTTCATTGAACCAAAATCAGAAAGAGTGATATCATTGGTTACGCTTGATGATCTAGGCACTGCTATATCCAATATGGTAGATGATTATGCACAAGAAGTTATTGTCAAACTTGAAAAGAAACTAGATGAAACAGCGCTGGAAATTATAAAGTATATCACTGCACATGCACCTAGAAGTGGTGGTTCTAAACCATTTGCTGATTCATTTATTGCTGAACCTCAAGGTAGTGGTGTCAATAAAACAGTCTCAATCTTTTCAAATGAAAAAGGAAAATTGACACACTTACTTGAATTTGGTTTTACACATCGTAGTGGGAAATATGTAGGTCCAAGACCATTTATGCGTCCAGCCTTTGATTTGCTAACACCAAAGATGCTAGAAGATATTAAATCAATTATTGAAAGAGGTGATGATTAATGCAGGAAAAACTAGAAAACCTATTTAATGCTCTTAACTCTGCATTACCTGGAAAGGTATCGTATGGAACAAGAGAAGGATTAGAAGATGATCCGAATTATATCATTTACCAAGAACTCAGTAATCGAACAATCGTTTATGCAGATGATAAATCCTTAGCGAAAGTAGCAACTTTTCAAGTGAGCTTAATCACTGAGAAGAAGGATCTATCAATTGAAGATAGACTTGAAGCATCCCTGTATTCTATGGGATATGAATTTGAATTATTATCTGAATTCATCAATGAAGATGGATCAGTTAACAGAGTATATGAAATCAAACAGGAGGTATTTTAAATGAGTAATAAAGTAACATTTGGTTTAACAAACGTACACTATGCACTTGCTACTCAAGCAGAAGATGGTAGTTGGACATTTGCAACACCTAAGCGTTTAGAAGGCGCACAAGAAATAACAACTGAAGCAATCGGTGGAAGCACACAAGTTTATGCTGATGATAAAGTAATTGCAACCCTAGTATCTAATTCAGGAACAACTGTCACTCTTAAATTTACAGAGGTTGATGATGTGTTTAAGAAGGATATCTTTGGGGTTTTGGAAGATACGAATGGAAACCTAGTAGAGGTAGTAAATAGCGAAACAAAGACCTTTGCACTGGGTTATGAAATTCAAGGTGATATCAAAGCAAGACGTATTTGGTATTTCTTATGTACAGCGACTCCGTCTGGTGATGCAAGTAAATCAAAAGCTGATTCCATTGAGGCAAACTCAATAACGCTAAACATTACAGCAAGACCAATTGAATCTGGAAGTAATCTGATTCTAAGAGTTATTGCAGGTGTTGGAGATACAAACTATGTAGCTTTCCTTACGACAGCACCAACGCTACCAACGTTTAATTAAGGAGATAATCTAACATGGAAAAAAACCTCAAACTTGGTGATACAGATTATCGCCTTCATTCATCATTATTTACGATCATTGATTACCGCAACGTGTTCTCGACAGAGCTATTTAGTGATATTAAGAAATTAGAAAAATCAAGTACACAAAAAGAAGATGATCTATCAACTGTGATTGACACCATTTTCCGGATTATATATGTGTTACATCGACCTTTTAGCAAACAATCTTATAACGACTTTTTGATGTCGTTGGATTTTTCAATTTTAAGTAATCAAAGCGAGCTTGAAAATCTGACGAATACGATAGGTGAAATGCTTGGTACCTTTCAAAAAGGGTCAGCAAGCAAGGGGAGTCCCAAATAACTCTGACTCTAAAAACATAACAGCAAACATCATTTTTAATCTTTCACATCTGGGTATTTCGATTGAAGACACAAAAAACTTTGACTTAGATACCTATTTTGAAATTGTAGGACTTGAAATGAATGTGATCAATGGAAATATAGCAAATAAAAGAGCTACTCAAACTGATATAGATAAATTCTTATTATAACTATCAAAACTTACATTAATTTGTTAAAATGTAGTTGAGAAGAGGTGTTTGTATGGCTAATATCAATTTTTATTTTAGAAACAAGAAAAGGCAATTAAAGAATTATAATGATGTTGAAATTGCCTATAATGAGTTTGGCAAAAAGAAAGATTGGTGCGAAGGAAAAAGTGCAGAGTCATTAGCCAGATTTTGGTTCAATGAAAACACTGATCCATTTACTATTATGCTTGAAAGTGAGTTTGGATTAATTAAACTCATTGATGGCTTTTTTGAAGCAACTACACCATTTGATAATGTGCCTAGAGGTCCCAGAAATCATGATATCCTATTCAAAAACGTAATTTATGACAAAGGCAAAATGACTATAGGAGTGGAAGCAAAAGGAAATGAAGAGTATGCCAAATTAATAAAAGAAAAATATGACTATGTTAATAAAAAAAGACAGATTGGGCAAAACTCAAATCAGGATATCAGACTTGATGCCATATTTGATTCGCTAAATGGTAAAGAAAACAAAATTGATATAAATGCGTATAAGGAACTTAGGTATCAACTATTTTCAGGACTTGTTGGCACAATAACTGAAGCAAAGAAAAACAAATCAAATTGTGCTGTTTTTATCATACATCAGTTTTTAACTCACAGGAGCATAGCGGAGTCACTTGAACGAAACTATAATGATTTACATCAGTTTTTAGATTTTATTGGTATTAAGAAGTTGATGAAATCTGGCGATATCATTAAGGTGCCTTTAAATTTCCAAGAAACAGATATAGCAAATATTAAATATGCTTCTGATGGAATAGATGTATACATCGGTTATTTAAAGACTAAATTAGATTAAGCACATCAAACGATGTGTTTTTCTTTTGCTCAGGAGGTGAGTATTATGGCAGAAACAGTTAAAGGTTTAAATATCAAGCTTACTCTTGATGGTAAAGATCTAGAAAATGATCTAAATGGGATTAAAAAAGAACTGAAGGAACAAAACAAAGATCTAAAAGCCATTAATACTAACCTGAAATATGATAGTACGAACCTAGATCTTTGGAAAGAAAAGCAATCAAAACTCAATGATATTTTAGTTCAAACAAAAAAGAAACTTGAAACTCAGAATCAAGAACTTGAAAAAGCTAAAAAAGCAGTTCAAGTAGGAGATATGAGTCAAGAAGAATTCAACAAGATGAAACGCAATGTTTCATATTCAGAAGCAGAAGTTTCTAAGTTGAATAACGAGCTCGGTAAAACTGCCGATAAAATTAAGCAGCTAAGTAATGCCAATTTTGAGAAAATCGGTAAACTTGGTTCAACACTCACTAAATCTTTAACGGTTCCTATTTTAGGAGCCGTTGCTGCTTTAACAGCCTTCTCTGTTAAGACTGCATATACTGCTGATGAAATTGGTGATACAGCTCAGAAATTAGGATTGTCAGCTGAAAAGTTCCAAGAATGGAATCATGTCGCAACGATCATGGGAACTTCAACTGAATCAATGTCTAAAGCATTTATGAAAGTGAATGGAATCTTAGGAGATATCGCAACTGGTAA